ATTAAAAGAAATGCTAGAGAAGAAGCTACTTTTTTAGAATTAGGGAAATATTTAACCCAAACACGCGAAAAACAAAAGCGTAAACAAGAAATTAAAGAAGTGGGAATTGATGAATCTATATTAGAAGATAGTAACTTTAAAAGCTTTATGGAAAAATTTAATTCCAATACTAGTTTAAAGGAAATAGTAGATTTTTACAATTCTACTAAAGAACCAAAAAGCAAACCTTATAGTGCAGGAAGTTTAAAATCTAAAGGAGAAAAAGAAGATTCTGAATTTTATACAGAGGAAGAGTTTAAGGCTTTAACTGCTGAAGATTTAAAAGACCCTAGAGTTTTTGAAAAAGCTAGAAGGACAAGTTTACATCTTACTAAATAGATTTAAATACAAACAATTCCTAAAAAGAAAGGAAATCAAATGTCAGTAAATGTATTTAAACCAGAATTATGGTCAAGAACTATTTTAAATGAATTAGATGTCTTAACAGGACTTAGAAAACATAGTGATTATTCATTCTCAGGAGAAATTAAATATGGAACTAAATTACATATAACAGAATCAGGAACAACAACAATTAAAGATTATGTTCAAGGTCAAGACATTCAACTTGAGAATTATAATGGAGATGAAATTGTATTAGAAATAACAGAACAAAAGTATTTTGCAAAATATTATGATGATGTTGATACAACACAAAGTATCAAAGGAGTAATGGAAAATGATATGCGTCAGTCAGCTAAAGAATTAAAACTTGAAGCTGATAGATTTGTTGCTAGAAAATTAAAAGAAGCAGTAGAAGCTACAGATAGCGAAATAGCAAAAGGAACAGCAGTAAAACCAAATAAAGGAAATACTGTAACAGCAGTAGAAGAAGGACTAATTAAGTTATATGAACATAATGTTGACCCTTCAACTGAAATTTGGGGTGAAGTTTCTCCTAAATTCTACTCAGAATTTAGACAATATTTAACAGAACTTGCAACAAATAATTTAGACTTAATGAAAAGAGGTATTATAGGTAGATATAACAATGTAAATGTTTGTATTGAAAACTTATTGCCAGATAATACAAAAACTACTGGTAGTGGAGCAAGTGCAACTACTACACCAGCAACAACAAGATATAACTTCTTAAGAACAGGAAAAGCATTTGCTTTTGCTGAACAAATTGACCAAGTAAAAGCAGTAGAAAAAGAACGTGGATTTGGAGATATTGTAAAAGGTTTATATGTATTCGGTGGAGTAGTAGTAAGGCCTAAAGAAATATTTGCAATTCAAGAAACTTTATAAAATGAGGAGCTAGTAAGCTCCTTTTTATGTATCTAAAGGAAAAATTTGAGTTCGATTCTCAAAAGATACAAGGAGGAAAAAATGGAAGTTAATAAAAACAAAAAACAAAAAAAGTTAGAAAGAATGTTTATGTGTCCGAATTACACACCAGTTTTAGCGTTGACAGTAACTAAAAATACTGATGTAGAAGATGAAGAGATAATAGATGATGAAAGAGGAAAAAAGACTGTAAAACAAAAAATAAAAGGGCTTAAGTTTATAACAGAAAAAGAAATGGAAACTGTTATAAATAATGGCATCAAAATGAAAGAAAAAACTTTATTAGAATTAGATTTAACAGAAGGAACAAGATTAATTTGGTTTGAAGGAAAGGGATATATATTACCTTCTGAACAATTTGGAACAATAGAGGAGATAGAAGAAAATTATAATTATTTGAAGGAGCAATAAATGACTATTTTAGATGTAAAAAAACAATTTTTAAGTTTAATAGATGAATATGCACCAGAGACTATTAAGTTTACCGAAGACGAAGATGCAGATATAAAATTTAAAACTTTACTTGGAATAGCATATCAAGCTATGGCTAACAAAAAACCAATATGTAAAACTAAGAATTTAAATCATGAATATACGGGTGAAAATAAATACAAAGAATATTCATTACCAACTATGAAACAACTTAGAGGTATCATAGTTCAAGATGAAAACAACAAACTTGTATCAGGAGATTATTATTTTGTTGGAGAAAAAAAGATATTTATAAATCAAAATTCTAATGCAACTTATACAGTAGAATATTTTGCAGACCCAGAGATAATAAATGATGAAACTGATGATGAATTTGAATTTGAAATTGCTCAAGACGCACAGTTCTTTTTGGCATATAAGGTAGCTGATGATATTCTGAAAACAGACCCTAGTGCTAACTACTCAGCTTTTTCAAATGAATATCAAAGATTACTTCAGGATTTTGATACACGAACAAAAGGAATTATGGTTGAAATAGAAGAAGGAGAATCATTTTAATGGCTGATTTAATAACAAGAAATTATTCTGATTTAAGAGGTGTAGATTTTAGTAACGATCCAGGAGTAGTATCACTTCAAAGAAGTCCTGATGCTCTTAATATGTGGAAAGATTATACAAGTACTCAAGGAAGATGTGTTGAAACAAGACCAGGATATAAAGAAATAATAAATTTTAATGAAAAAATAAACGGATTTTTTATTTTTAGTAAAACTTTGGCAATAGTTCACTCTGGAACAAATTTATATAAATGGAATGGTTTTTCTAAAAGTAGTACAAATTTAGACATCATACCTCCTATAAGTGGCTCACATACACCGCCTATCTTAGGTAATACATCTGAAAATAATCAATTGGAAAACAATGCTGAGGTAACTACTCAAAGTGACAGTAATCACCCCCCAGTGTTAGAATCTCTACCTCCAATAAGTTTAACAGTATTAAAAGATGATATGAATAACAATAAATCTCAAATGTATTTATTTCAAGGAGATTTATACATAAATGATGGATTACATTTCTTAAAATTTGATGGAGTAGACTTAAGAAATGTATCAGATGAAGCGTATATTCCAACTACTTCAATTGGTAGAAAGCCAGCAGGCGGTGGAACACTTTATGAAGATGTAAATCTACTGACAGGTCAAAGAATAAATACCTTTTTGGCAGATGGAACAAGTAAAGATTATTACTTAGATTCTACTAATATAGATAGTGTAGATAAAATCACTATTGATGATGTAGAGTTAGAAACAAATAATTATTCTTTAAACAAAACTAAAGGATTAATAACTTTTAATACAGCACCAACAGCACCTAAAGTTTTAGGGCAAGATAATATAGCTATCAAATTTACTAAAACAATAGAAGGATATAAAGAAAGAATAGAACACTGTACAATAGCAAAAGTATTTGATAATAGAATATTTTTTAGTGGAAATGAAGAGTTTCCCAATGCTATATTTCACTGCAGTGTAAATGCACCATATTACATATCAGATTTAGATTATTATCAAGATGGTATAGAAACGCCTGTTAAATCTTTGATAGTTGGAAATAATGCATTATGGATTTTAAAAGAAAGTAATCAAAATAAAGATACAATTTTTTATCATACACCATATACAGACTCTAATTATGGAAGAATATATCCAAGTTCACAAGGAAATGTTTCAATAGGGTGTTGTTCAGAAGGAACAAATTATGATGATACAATTGTATTTTTATCAAGAGAAGGCTTAGAAAGTTTAACAGGTTCTATAACATCTCTGCAAAGTGTAACACATAAATCTTCACTTGTAGATAATAAATTTATAAATACATCAAATTATTTAAATGCAACAATGGAAAGATGGAAAGGATATTTGATTATAGCAATAGATAACGAAATATACTTAGCAGATAACAGATGTATGTTTACTAACAATAAAAACTCTGAATATGAGTGGTTCTATTGGAAACTGAAAGATAATGTAAATATACTTAAAGAATATGACGGTGATTTATTTTTTTGTACAGATACAGGAAAGATATTTATGTTTGATGGAACAAACGATAATGGAGAAGCAATAGAGAGTTATTGGACAACTCCAAGAGATGTTTTTAAGTATATGATGTATCTAAAGACAAGTAATAAACGTGGAGCTATAGCAAAAGTAAAAAATATACCAAACTCTAGAATACGAATAGATGTAAAAACAAATAAAAAAGACTGGAGGTTACTAAAAGAAGTAAGTGCAAATGGATTTGATTATAATATTATGGATTATGCAAATTTCTCATATAGTACAGAAGATCATTCATATGTAGTATTTAAAATTAAAATAAAAAAAATAATAGATTATCAATTAAAGTTTTCTAGTACAGCAAAAGATAAACCATTCGGTTTATATAGTTGTGTATTAGAGGCTTTTTTAGGTAGTTTTGTAAAAAGGAGTTAAAGTAATGAGTATAAATATAGAAGAACTAACAGCTAATTTAAACATACATCAAAGTTTAGCAGACCAGCCTGCATTATTAGCTGAAGACTTAAAAAAAGAATGGGACAAGCCAGCAAATATCATAAAAGAATATATAAATGAAACTCTAATACCAAAATTAACTGATGTTCTAGAAACAGAAGTAACTGATTTAAAAGATAACTTAAAAGCAGAAACTATAAAAGAATGTTATCCAGTTGGAATAACAATAGCTTTTAATGATAGTTTAGACCATTCAAAGTTTTGTGACCTTAATTGGGAAAGAGTAGGTGAAGGAAGGTTTTTAGTGGGATATAAAGAAGGAGATGCAGATTTCGGAGAAGCAGGAAAAACTGGAGGAAATAGAAGAGTAACTATAAAAAAACAAAACATCCCCAATTATGACTTAACTGTAATAGATGATGGACATAATCACACCGTCCCAGTTGGAAGCGGTGGAGATAAAGTTGGAGCAGGAACACCAGATAGAGGTAAACAACAATTTGGTTCTGATAGTAGTAAAACAGGTATAAAAGTAAATTCTGGTGGAAGCGGAGAACCACTTGATATAACACCTTTGTACGAGGTAAGAGCATTTTGGGAAAATAAACAAAATTCAATGTTAAATGAGCAACAGAATTTAAGTAATAAAATAGTAGATACTTCTTTAAATAAAAGTATAACACGACTTGAAAAACAAAAAGCTGATTATGAAAAAGAATCAACTAAACAAGCAAGCGGGCTATATACTAATTATAAAAAACAAAGTCAGCAATATGGAGCAAATCAAGAACAATTAGTAGCACAAGGACTTGGAAAATCTGGATATGCTGAAAGTTCAAAAGTAAGTATGTATAACCAATATCAAGCAAATGTAACTGAACTTATGACTAAAAACAGTGAATTAAAAGCAGAAGTAGACCTGCAAATGAATGAAGCATATCAAGAAGCGGACATTCAAAAAGCACAAAATGCAATACAAATGTATACACAAAAAATAGATTTAGCAATGCAAAATTATAGTTTAAGATACCAAAAATATAGGGATGCTGTGGCTGATGAGCAATGGGAGAAGTCTTTTGCACTTCAACAACAACAAGCAAATCAAAGCCAAAGCAATTGGGAAAAGGAGTATGCGTTATCCCTAGCGCAACTATCCAGGTAAATCAAGTAGTAAATCAAGTTCTAAAAAATCAAGTACAAAGAATAAAAGTGCATCATTAAATTTAGATACTAAATCTACAAATAATAACTTAAATGATGCTAGTAAAACTAATGCAGTAAAAGCAGAAAATAAAAACAAATTAGAAGATCCTAAAGATTTTAATCAAAGAGTTTCTGGAAAGTAGGAATAAAATATGAGAAAAAGAACTTTAGCAGAACAAATGAGACAAAGAGCAATAAGAAGTGATGATACAGCTGTATATACAGATAAACCTGTAGAAAAAGTAAATAACAATACTGTAAAAACACAAGTAGATAATTTATATAAAAGAAATGATAACTCTTCACAAAGTTTATGGGATAGAGTACAAGCAAGAGCAAACAATATAATGAATACTACTAGACAAGCACAAGAAATAACTAAAAATTATTTTAATAATTCTAAATTAGGTCAAAGTATCAATACTCACAAAAACAATTTTGAAGAAGACAAAAGAAATTTAAAAAAATATTTTGGTGATACTGTGCAAAATACTTTGACAAAAGGTTTAAATAAAAATATCAAAATTGATGAAACACGATTTATAAATCCAAATTATGCATCTACTCAAGACAAAGAAGATTCTTCTAAAGAAATGTTAAACATACATAGTTCTGAATACATGAAATCAAAAGCATTAAATAAGGAAAATAATTTGACTCCTAATCAATTACCTATGAGTATAAGAGAATACAAAAAAACTGATAATAGCAATGTATTATTGCCTAAAAAAGAAAATAAAGAAACTTGGGGAGACAAGTTATCAAATATAAGCAAAAAAGATGTAGCAGATACAATATCTTATTTGCCACAAGTAGGAAAAGGGGTTATTTTAGGTGGAAAACAAGCTCTAGAAAATATGGGACAATATTATACAGAAACAGTTCCAGAACAAACTAATGCTGGATTAAAGTTTATAAATAAACAAAACGAAAACTTGTTAAGACAAATTGAAAGCAAAAAAGATATTAGTAATATTGATAATCCTAATATAGGAAAAAGTTTATTCGAAATAGCTAAACAAGGAGATCAAAAGCAAATAAATAGTATTATAGAAAATGCTCCAAATATAGTTGCTAAAAAGTTATCTGAATTATCATCAAGCACAGGACAAACCCTTGTAGGAAGCACTATAGGAGTTGGTACAGCTATGCTTACTGGTGGAGTGGGAGCAATAAGCTCTGGTGCATCTGCATTTTATTTTTTTGGTGCATCTGGACAAGGATATTTTGATGATGCTAAAGAAAAAGGAATGAAAGATGAAGATGCTTTTTTATATTCTGGAATAATGGCACTTTGGGAAAGTGCTTCAGAGGAAATTGTTACTGGAAATAGAGTAAATCAAGTAGTAAATAAAATAACTGGTAAAGAATTAAGTGATAAAGCAATGAAATATATAGGAAATGAAATTCTTGAAAATGCAGTACAAGAAGCACTTACAGAACCAGTAAATGATTTTGTTACTAAAATAACAGGTGGAAAAGAATTTGTAGATGATGATTTAGTAAAAAGAATGGTATCATCTGGATTAGATGGTGCATTACAAGGTTTACTACTTGGAGCTTTAACAGAAGGATCAACTGATGTAGTAAAATCAGTTAAAGATTATATACAAAAAAATGGAAAAGAAACAGTAATAAATAATGCAATAAGTGATGGAAAAAAAGCTTTAGCACAAATTGAAAGTAAAATGATTGAAGAATTAGATTTAAGTCGAACTAAAAATGAAAATAGTCAAATTTCAAATTCTAATATATCAAATACTATAGAACAAAGTAAATTAACTGATATACAAAAGCAAAATTTATTAAAAGTAACAGAAAAATACAATTTAAGTCAAAAAGATGTACAAGATTTAATAACTAAAACATTAAATGGAGAATACGAGCAAAATCAGCAAGTGAGAATTGAAAATAAGCAAAGTTTAGAAAACAATCAACAAGTTAATCAATTAGAAGATAAAACACTTAAAAATCAATTTTCACAAATAATACAAGACAACGAGAATAATAACCAAAAAGTAATAGATGAAAAAGTATCTCAAACTAATTATAATAATAAAGAAAATGTAAAACTTTTTTTGAAGAGTGCAAGTGAAAATAAATTTGATTTAAATTCAAAAGAAATAAAAACTATATCTAAAATATTAGATAATAGAAATTTAAAAGGTACTTTTAATAGTGAAATATTTAATGGAGATACAAATAAAGGGGCATTATATGTAAACGGTGATGTTGTATTAAATCCAAATACAGATACCAAAAAGGGATTATATGATTTAGTATTGCATGAAACAACACATAGTTTATTGGAAAATAGCACAGAATTAAAAAATACGGTATTAGAAACTCTAAAATCAGATAGCAGATATGAACAAATGTATAATGATGTTGCTAGTAGATATTCAGAAGAATATAAAAATTCTAATAATTTCCAATTAGATGTTGAAGAGGAAATGATAGCAGATTATTTAGGAGAAAATCTTTCTACCGAAGAATTTATGACAAAACTTGAAAAAGCACAACAAACTAAAAATCAAAATAAAATAAAACAGACAATAGATAATTTTATTGAAAAAATAAAAGATTTTTTTACAACAAAATTTGGAACAAGTATAAAAGAATCAGATTCAGAACAGTATTATTGGAATAAAGTACAAGATTTATTTTATGATGCTTATTTGAATATTGAGAATACAAATAATGCAAATAAAAAGTATTCAAAAAAATTAAATGGATACTTTCCTAGTATAGAAATTTCAACTAAAGACTTATCTAATTATAATATAAAAAATATTAACAATAAGTATGAAGTAATAAAAAAGCTTACCGATAATCTTAAAAGCACATATTTATCAACTGAACAGCAATCAAAACCTATAACTAATATAGATACAGGTATTGAAATAGAAATATGGAAAAGCGGAATAAGTGAAACATTTGGAAATGATAGGTACTATAAGAATTTGCCAGAAGATATCAAAAGAGCTAAAATAGCTTCAATGAACAGTTTGGCTAAATTGATAAAATATGGAGAAGTTAGAAGTGCTGAAGCGAGTAATTATCACAATCCTAATAGTAAAGTAAGGTATTCTTATTTAACAGCTCCAATTACTATAGATGGAAAAAACTATGATATTACAATAGATATAAGAAGATCTCCAAGAGGAGAAAATAGATTTTATATACATAATTTATCAATAAAAAATGAAGCTAACCTATCTCAGTCACACAGTGGCTGGTTATCGGATAGATTAGCTCCTAATAATAGTATACCACAATCAAATAATAATGGCAATACCAATACTAAATATTCTATGCCAAAAAAAGAAGATAATACAAAAAATATAAAAAAATCCTTACCTAAAAATCCAAAATATTCGCAAAATACAATAGGTGAATGGGATAATTATTTAAAAGAAACATCAATAAATTCCGAAAAAAGAAAAACAATTCAAGAATTAAAACTACCACATAAAAAAGAAATAAAAATGCCACAAAATCCAAACAAAGAACTAGAAAACAAAACTAGTTCTTTTAATTTGAAAGAAAATAATCCAACAAGACATGATGTAATTCAAGAAAACAGAAAAATAGCAAGAGAAAACATAAAAAATATATCAACATGGAAAGATAAAAAGAATGGGTTAGGATATCAATTAGAGACAATGGAAAGAAATATGTACGATATTATACCAGATAAAGAAGAGGCAAAGAAAATAATTGATACATATTTTGAACCAGTACATAAAAGAGAAGCAGACAAACAGAGATTTATCAATAAATATAATGATCAAATAAAAGAATTTAAATTAAATAAATATGAAACAGAAGCAGTTCAATTATTAGGAGAGTTAAAATATAATCCTTCGTTTGAAACAACAGATGAGACTCAAAAAATACTAGATAATGTAAACAAGAATATACAAAATAATAAAATAGATAAATCAAAAGTAGATAAAGCAATAGATACTTTTAGGAAAATATATGATGAATTATTTGAAATAGAAAATAAAGCATTGAAAGAACAAGGATATAAGGAAAAACCATATAGAAAAGGATATTTTCCTCATTTTATTGATTATGTACCAGAAACAAAAACTGAAAAAGTATTAAACAAATTAGGACTTAAAATAGATAAAAGAGCATTACCTACAGATATTGCAGGAATAACAGAACAATTTGTTCCTGGTAAAACATGGAATAGGAGCTCATTAGAAAGAAAGACTAACAAAACAGATTTTAATGCACTAAAAGGATTTGATACATATATTTCTCAAGCAGCAGACAACATATTTCATACAGAAAATATTCAAAGGCTAAGAGGATTAGAAAATGAAATAAGATATCAATATTCAGATAAAGGTGTACAAGAAAGAATAGACAGTATATTAAATAACGATTCATTATATCAAGAAGAAAAACAAACATTGATAGAACAAATATTTGAACAAGTTGAAAATCCAATGCCAAATTTAGTAGTTGAGTTAAGAAGATATACCAATGCTTTAGCAAATAAAAAGAGTGAGGCAGATAGAAGTACAGAACAAATGTTAGGAAGACAGTTTTATAGTACAATAAATGCAATAGAAAATAGATTTGCTGGTAATGCTGTAGGACTTAATATTGGAAGTGCATTAACTAATTTTATTGCTATAACTCAATCTTATTCTCAAATAAGTACAAAGAATATGGGAAGAGCGACAATAGATACATTAAAGTCATATATAAAAAATGATGGATTTATAGATAATTCTACTTTTTTAACTAATAGATTAAACCAGTCAGATAAACTTTATAAAACCAATTTGGAAAAAGTTAGCGAAAAAGCTAATATTTTGTTTGATGTGGTAGATGAAATTTCATCAAACATTATAGTTAGAGGAAAATATCTAGATAATATAAGCTCAGGAATGTCAGAAAAAGAAGCAATAAAAAATGCAGATAGATTTGGAGCTAATGTAATGGCAGATAGAAGTAAAGGAGCTCTACCAACAAAATTTGAAGAAAAAAATCCTTTAACTAAAGCATTTACTCAATTTCAATTAGAAGTTAATAATCAATATAGGTACATGATTAAAGATATACCTAGAGATTTAGCAAAAAAAGGATTAGGATCTATAGCACTAGCATATTTTAAAATGTTTATAACAGCATGGTTATATAATAAAGAAAGTGAAGAACTAACAGGAAGAAAACAAGCATTTAGCCCGATAGATTTAATAAAATCTTCTTATGATACTATAAAGAATGAAGAGTTAAATACATACAACAAAATTACTAATATAGCAACAGAATTTGGAGAACAAGCACCTTTCATAGGAGGGCTTTTTGGAGGAGGAAGAGTTCCTGTAAATGGAGCACTTCCAAATGTAGCCAATGTAACTAAGGCAGGAATTGGATTAGCAACAGGAGAAATGGATTCTAAAAAGGCACTTAACACTTTAGGAAAAGAGATGACAAAACCAGTTTATTATCTATTGCCACCATTTGGTGGAGGACAAATAAAGAAAACCGTTGAAGGATTAAAAACAGTAAAAGATGGTGGAAGCTATGGTATAGATGATAAAGGAAATAAGACATTACAATTTCCTGTAGAAAATAAGTCCGCAAAAGATTATATAAAAGCAGGAGTGTTTGGAAAATACTCGCTACCTAAAGCTAAAGATTATGTTGCTAACGAATTTAAAAGCTTCAATGCTAAACAAACAGAGGTATATGATAATTCAAATATAGATTATGATGAAATAAAAGAATATTTTGATTATTCTTTAGAAAAAGGTGTTAAGAAAAAAGATAAAATAAATCATATAAATACAATGAAGTTATCAACAGATGATAAATGGAATTTATACAAATATAATATTATAAGCGATAAAGAAAGAGATGATAAAACTAGTCAATTGACAGATGCTGAATATGCAATAAAAAACAAATTAACAAATAAAGATGAGTATATGAAATTGTATGAAAAAGCAGAAAAAAGCGAATTAGAATTTCCTGATACAAATGCTTTAAAAGAATTAAAAGAAAATAAATTGCCTTTAAAAACTTATATAGACTATAAAATAAAACACAAAGAAGCTTCCGCCAAAAAGAAAGAAGAATACAAAAAGAAATTACCAGAAAGCGAAGAAAACAAAGGTTTAAAGCTTAGCGATGAAGTAAATCTTATAAAAGATTATTCAGCTGAAGAAAAAAGAATAATATATTCTAATTATATAAACAAAGATGATGAAACATATAATACATTATCAAAATTAGAAGGTGGAAAAACAAATATAGATGAATATTTAACTTATAGACTACAAGATATAAAATCAGATGAAGATACTAAATCTAATGTTGTAGGAAAAAAAGTTTCAAAAGGAAGTGGAACATCTAAAAGTAAAACTTTAAATTACATATACAGTTCTAAAATGACAGATATAGAAAAAGCATATATTATAGAAACTAAGTATCCAAATGAATTAAGTAGAAAAACAAGAAAACAACTATTAGATTTAGTTTCAAAATCAATAACAGATAAGGAAGAACTTGAAGAGGTACTAAAGAAATTTAAAGATTTAGAAAAACACAAAGATGATGGAAAGTGGTACTGGAAGAAATAATATCTAGTTTATTGACAAAAAAATACATATCATATATTATGAATAAAATATATTTTAGGGGAATTTTATATGAAAAAACGTAAAAATATTGCAATTATTATTGTGCTAATGATATTATTACCAACTATAGTATTTGCACATAGAGGAAGAACCGATTCAAATGGCGGTCATACAGATAGTTCTACAGGGGAATATCATTATCATCACGGATATGGACCACATCAACATCCAGGAGGTGTTTGTCCCTATGACTATGATGATGAAACAACTTATTCTAGCGGAGGTTCTTCAACAACAACTCAAACCAGTTTACCTGCTCTAACCATAACAAATGAAACTAATACAAATACAATAACAAATATTCAAGATGCAGATAACAGTAATTCTACTGATACTTCTGACATACCAAGTATGACTAGTAAACTTTATAAAAAAAGAAATATCGAGAGTAAATCAAATTTGTCTAATTCTTCAAATAGTAATGCTGGTTCTTCAGATAATTCTATACCTGCTTTTATAGGAGGAGTATTTATTATAGGAATTATTATATTTATTTTTAGAAAAAAAGACAAATAGGGAGGTGTTGAGAATATGAAAAAAGGATATTTTTGGTTTGATTTATATACTACTATATTTATGCCACTTGGATTGATACTCTCGCTCTTGGCATTTTTTGGAACATATAGCCAATACTATTATAACAATATGTCTACTAATTCTTTAGTAGTAATTTCTAGTATTTTTGATATAGTTTATCTGATTTTTTCAATAAAAACTTTAATAGATGTAAATAACAAAAATATTGATTCAATTAAAGAAATATGTGCACTTTTAACATATAATTGGTTTTTTAAAACATTTTTCATTACTGTTAATACATATATTAATAATTATAGTCAAAATATATTAATGGAATGTTTATTATCTTTTGCAATGTTAGGAATATATTACATTCCTAATATTATATATTTTTATAAAAGGAAAAACTTATTTGAAAATTATAAAGAGGAAGATTTAATTACTGAATCAGAAGATGATGCCGATGAATTTATTAGAAAGTTAAGAGAAAAAAATGGAGATATCATAGAATGTAACATATGTGGTAAAAAAAATTCATATAATGAACATGGAACTTGTGAAGAATGTCATCAAAAAATACTAAAAAGATTAGAAGAAAAAAATAATACTATAACAATATCAAGTGAACCTATAAAGATAAATTTAGAAACTATAGAATGTAAAGTTTGTGGTAAAGAAATACCATCTAATGGTAAAGATATTTGTAATGAATGTGAATCAAAGCTAGCAGAAAAACTTAAGGAAAAAGAAAAGCGATTTTGCACTAAATGTGGAAAAGAAATAAAGCAAGAATGGGAGTTTTGTAATTATTGTGGAAATAAATTAAAATAAATATAATATATAAAAACACTTACTGATTTGTAAGTGTTTTTGTTTTGCAAAAAAGTACAATATAATATAGATTAAAAAAATTTTTAATTTTATTGAAAAGAAACAGGTTTTGTGTTATTATTTAAATCAAATTAAAATTCATAAGGAAAAAGATATGAATTATAAAGAATGGATAAAAAAAAGAAATTTAAAAAAATTAAAAAGAAGAACTAAAAAGAAAAGAATAAAAAAATCTATAAGAAGAGGATATTCACTACATAGACATAAAAATACTGATAGGAAAATAATAACTAGTAACAGACAAAAAAAATTTGAAGCACCAACAAATTTTAGTTTTATAGAAAATCCAGAAAAGACAATAGAATTTTTTGATAGTATTTTAAAATATCTATCAATTAAGCGAAAGAAAAAGAAAGATATTTTTTTTGATATATCTAATATGCAGAATATGACTATAGATGCATTAATGTATCTTATTGCTATAATTAATAATATTAAAGAAAATTATAAATTAAAATATGAGTTTTCAGGTAATTTTCCGAAAAACGAACAAGTAATGAAACTTTTGAAAGAATCAGGATTTTTAAGATATGTGGAACCTAATAAATCTATTACAAATATTGAAACTAATGAAAATATTCAAATAAAACATGGATATAATAGTAATACAATAATAGTAAAAACTATAATAGACTTTTTATCGGAGAAATCTAGTTTGCGATTTAAAAAATTTAGTGAGCTATATGAAATATTTATAGAATTAATGTCTAATACATATCATCATGCATATAATAATAAAAGTATATTATCTAAAGTATGGTATTTGTTTGTAGAAAAAGATAATAATATAATAAAGATTTCATTTCTAGATGTTGGTGAAGGAATAACACTGACTATAAGAAAAAATTTCACAGAAAAAATAAATTTTTTAGGAATAAGGACAGACAGTATGTATTTAATGTCAGCTTTAAAAGGACAATTTCGTTCAAGAACAAATCAAAAATTTAGAAATAAAGGTTTGCCAACAGTTTATGAATATGCTAAAAAACAAGAGGTTGAAAAGTTAGAGATAATTTCGGGAAAAGGTATATACAAACGTGATGAGAATGGAAAAGATGTAATGAAAGATACTGAATCTTCGTTGCAAGGAACATTATATTATTGGGAAATTGATTTAAATAAATTAAAAGGAGAATAAAAAGGATGATAATAATAAAAATAGCTGAAGAATTTTCAAATACACCAGGGGGAAGATTTGAAAAAGAGGGACCACATTCAGGAGAAGCCTTTAGAAATAAGATATTAGAACCTAAGTATCTCGAGGCAAAAGAAAAAGGAGAAAGTATTTTAGTAGATTTAGATGATTGTTATGGTTATCCAATATCATTTTTAGAAGAGGCTTTTGGTGGCTTAGCGCGAAAATATCCAAAAGAAAATGTGCTAGAAAAAGTTGATATAAAATCAAATGACCAACCTTCATTAATAGATAAAATAAAACAATATATAAAAAATGCAAATAATTAAGATGATAGGGGAGAAATTTATATTAATGGAAAAAATAAAAAATATAGTAAAAATAGTGACGCCAATTATAATATTAATTGTAATTATATTATTAGCTATATATAATTTTTTTACTAATGATGATTTTTTACAAATGTCACTAGTTAATCTAATCACATTATCAATAGCTATTATTTTATCGTACTTATTTGTAGAAAAAAATAATAATATTAGAAAAAGAAAAGAAGTAATAGAAACTATAATAGAAAAAATTCAACTAAAATTGGAATCTAATATAATGATAAATATAAATGATGAAAGTGATATTAAAAAAGTAAGTATAAATAAAAGAAGCATTGATAATAACTTGAATCTATTAAAGAATAAGTCATATAATTTAGGAATTGAAAAAGATATTGAATATATAATGGAACAATTCGAAAATTATATTAGTATAATAGATAATCACATAGCTGATATACCATATATAAGAAGCTCTAAGACAGATTTAGAGAGATATTTAATGCTAATGTGTGATAAATTAGATAAAGTTAGAATGAACTTATATTAGTAAGTAAAAAATAAATAATGGAAACATCAGTAGAATACTGGTGTTTTTTTATTTGGAAAGGAGTCAAAAAGTGGAAAAAATAAAAAGACCAGAAAAAAACAAAACACAAGTACAATTGATGGATAATAAGAATTTACAAGAGTATATAGAAAATCAATTAAAAAACTTATATGACAAATTAGACGAAATAGTAGAATGCATAAATAAATATAATTTATAGAAAGGAGGATATATGGAACCAGAAGAATTTGATATTGAAACAACTAGGGGAGATACACTACCAATTGAATTTGAGCTTTTAACTCAAGATGGATTACCTTTAGAATCAGATGATTATGAAATCTATTTTACATTAAAGAAAAACTTTAAAACTAAGGAATATTTAATGCAAAAGAAAAAATCAACTGAAGAAATCACTGTAGAAAATGGAAGAGTTTTAATAGTTTTAGAACATAATGATACTGCAGAAATGAAATATGGAACATATGTCTATGATGTTCAATTTAAAAGTGGAGATTATGTAAAAACATTGCTAAAAGGAAAAATTAAATTACTAGATGAATCTACTTGGAAAGCAAATGAATAGGAGGAAAAATAATGGAAACAGTAAAAGCTGGAAAAATAAATATTCCTGTAATAAAAGGAGATACAGGACAGGCGGGTCGAATAGATAGTATATCAGTTGAAATGATAGGAAGCAATGAAAATTCTAGAGTTGATAATTTAGGAGACAAAAGTAATGCTAAATTAAAATTTTATATTCCTAAAGGAACTTCAATTGAAAATTTAGCAATAGATGAATTTGGAGATTTAATTGCAACTTTATCTGATGGACAAATAATTGATTGTGGAAATGCTAAGGGAAATAAGGGTGATAAAGGAAATCCAGGAAATGATGGTTTTTCTCCAATTATAACAGAAAAAATAAATACAGATGCTGAATACATATTGGAAGTAACTAATAAAGAAGGTAGTTTCGAAACACCTAATTTAAAACAAAATTTTCTAAGTGATTTAGCAAATTATTATTTAAAAAGTGAAACATATAGTAAATCAGAAGTTTTAGAATTAATAGGTAAAATAAAAACTATAAATATTCAAAAAGTTACACAACTTCCAGATGTAGGGGATGATAATATAATTTACTTGATTCCTAAACAAGGGAGTGATAATGATGTACACAACGAATTTATTTATATAGATAACAAATGGGAGTTAATTGGAAACACACAAATAGATTTAACAGAATATGCAAAAACAGAATATGTAGATAATGCTGTAGAAAACTATGGCATTTTTTATTGGGACGGAAAATCAAGTGATGACAACTCTAATAATATAGAACTTTGGCAAAAAATAATAAATAAAGCACAAGGGCAAACTGTTTTAGTTTATGCTTCTAATGAAGAAAAAATAACAAGCGTATATCCAACAACTGTATATACATTAGAAGATTATAGAGGAATTTTTATGTTAAACCCTAAAACAGTTCAATCTAAAATTAATAACTCTTTAAATCTATTAGGACAGACTTATTTAAAATCCAAAAATCCTTATACAAATTCAGGTCCTATCGAACACATGTTAATATATCCAGGCGTAATTATTGATTTTGAAGAAAATACTAATGAAGTTAGCAAAGTATATGAAATTAGTAATCAAACTCAAGGGTGGACAACTCTTCCCACAGAAAGCGAACAAGTAACAGCATATGAACCAACTTACGATTATCACCCAGCAACTAAAAAATATGTAGATGAATCACTTTCTAGAAATAATATATATTCTACACAAGAAGTAGTAGTTGGAATATGGCTGGGAAAACCATTGTACAGAAAAGTAATATCTTTTGGAGCTTTACCTAATGCTAGTTATAAAGAAATTAATCATAATATAAAAAATATTGAACGTATTGTTAATAGGAATTTAAGTACAAATGGACAGTCTATATCATCTCCAAACATGACAGTTACAACAAGTTTAATAGCCATAACAACAACTACAAATTTAAGTGGGTATAACGACTGTTATGTGACTTTAGAATATACAAAAACAACGGATTTACCAACAGCATTTGGAGAAGGTCCAGAAGTGCTAGAAGCAATTAATTAAGGAGGAAATATATGAGTGAAACAATAATAGTAGCTATATTAGGCTTTACAGGAACTTTAATAGGTTCGTTGTGTGGAGTATTAACAGCAAACAAGTTGACTAATTATAGAATTGAACAATTAGAAAAGAAAGTTGAAAAACACAACAATGTTATAGAACGTGTTTATAGATTAGAACAACAAAATGCAGTAGAAGAGGAAGAAATAAAAGTTGCAAATCATAGAATAGATGATTTAGAAAGGAAGGTAGAGTAATGAAAATAAGCAAAGGAACAATAATAAGAACCATAATGTTAATTATAGTAATAGTAAATATGATATTACAGCACTTTGGATTAGATTTAATAAAAGTTAATGAAAATGAAATAGCAAGTTTAGTAGAAATGGTAATTGAATTAGCAGTAATATTGGTAACATTCTGGAAAAATAATAGTTTTACAGACAATGCAATTAAAGCAGATGAATTTTTAAAGACCTTAAAGGAGGGTAAGTAGTTATGAACGAAGATGAAATAATAGATAAAATGGAATTAGAAGATGAAGATGCAAGAGGTGAAGATAATGAATAAAATAGAAAGATTTTTAACAATAAACAAATATAGTAGACCTGCAAAGAAATTAAATGGTGTAAAAAACATAGTGATACATTGGGTTGGTAACGCAGGAAGTTCTGCTATTGCAAATAGAAATTATTTTGAAAATTTAAAGAATAAACATATATATGCAAGTTCTCAATATATAATAGGCTTAAATGGAGAAGTAATTCAATGTATGCCAGAAAACGAAGTAGCTTATCATGCAGGAAATTTAACAATGAATTATAATTCAATAGGAATAGAAATATGTCATTCAGACTGGACAGGCAAGTTTAATGATGTTACATATAATGCTTTAATAGAATTACTAGTAGATTTATGTAGAAGATATAACCTAACAGCAGATAAAATAATTAGACATTATGACGTTACAGGTAAATTATGTCCTAAATATTACGTAGAGCATAATAATGAATTTTTAGAAATAAGAAATAAAGTAGCAATAGCATTAAATCAAAATATAAGTGTAAAAGAAGAAAGAGGGGAATTTAACATGGCTAAAGTATATAAAAATGGAAGTACAAGAGAAAACGTATTTGCAGACACAGGCTTAACTGTAAAAACAGGTTCATTAGACAAATACGAACAATGTGAATGTTTAGATATTGTTGATGGCAGATATTTAGTAAAATACAAAGTTAACGGAACAAATAAATATAAGACGGGTTTTGTAGCATATAGCGGTGGAGTAAGATAGATTTAATTTTATACACAAAAAACAATTTTTATAAATAAAACTTTAGATTTGTAGCATAATATATATATGATAGAACTATACATTAGAGAAAAAAGATTAGAAAAGAACTTAACACAAAAGCAACTTTCTGAATTAAGCGGTGTATCCGAAAGTTATATTGGAGATTTAGAAAGAAATGAAAAAGAGCCAACTATATCGATACTATGTAAGATAGCGAAAGCTCTTAATGTAAAAGTAGAAGAATTATATAAATATGAAGAATAAAACACCGCGATAGCGGTTCTTTGTCATTTTTTTGTCACTTTTTGATATCCTAAAACGTTTTATTAATGTAAGATATTTTTTAACAAGGAGGAATTGAAAAAGTGAATGAAGAAAAAAATGAAATAGTAGATGAAAGAAAATTCGTTAAAAGATTAAAAGAAAGCAATGTGTTTAGAAATTCAGAAATTGACAAAATACAAAAAGATGATATATTGTATAGGAAAAGTTATTTACTAGGTGTTGTTGATAGTTTTTTATATTATGACAAATAATAACAAATGGAATAAGGAGGACCTGATGGAGAACTGGGAGCTTCTCTTAGATATTTATCTCAAAGATTTGGAATGCCAGATCAAAAATCTAAAGCAATAACAAATGGAATAAGGAGGACCTAATTCCATTTGTTATTATGCATTATATGTAAGTTCTAAAATTCCTTCATCTCTAGCGATTACAATACTATTAATAAGTAAATGAGATAATTCGTATTTTTTATTCATATTAATCGTATTATCTATTAAAAGTTCATAGACAGATCTTAATTCTTGTTGAAATTTATTTTCTTCTTTTAGTAAATCTTTATTTTTTAATTTATTCAATTGAGTATCTAGTAGACTTTTTTGAATAGATAAATTACTTTTATTTTCTTTATATTCTTCAATAGTATCTATACCATTTATGTAAGCTTCTTTAATACGTTTTTCTTTATCTTGCAACTTAGAAAGTTGTGTTAATAAAATATTTATTTCTGAATTATTTTTTTCTTTAATATTGAATTTAGTATTAAAATTAAGGCTTTTTGAAAAGTCTTGTTTTATTTGTTCTAATATAGTTTTCTCAATTTTATCTATATTAACTAATTGACTTTTTAAGCATTTACCGCCAACATATCCACGACATTGATAATAATTTTTAGTGTTTCTAACTAAAGTAGCTCCACAATATTTACATTTCAACAATCCATTTAACCAATGTAGATTAGATGTTGTTTTAAAATATTTTCTATTAACAGTTTTGCTGACAGCAAGCATTTGTTGAGCTTTTTCAAATATTGTGTTATCAACAATGGGAGTATGTTCTGATTTTGATATAATTGTATCGTTTTTCTTCTGACCTCGTTTCATTTTTCCAGATGGAGTCCATCTGCAATAACCAATATAAACAGGATTACTAAGTATATATTCAATATTTCGATTATCAAAAGAATTTCCTCTATGAGTTTTTATTCCAAGGTTATTGATATATTTTGCAATTTGCAGTTTATTTAATTCTTTAGAAGTAAATTTATCAAAAATCATTTTCACAATTTCTGCTTCATCATCTTTTATTTGAAGTATACCATCTTCTATAAAATATCCAAAAGGAGGAGTAGACTGATATTGACCACGTACAGCTTTTTCTGTCATACCTTTTTTTACTTCATCAGATAAATTAAGAGAGTAGTATTCTGCCATAGCTTCAAGCATAGCCTCTAAAATAACAGAAAATTTATCATCTTCTATGGATTCTGTTATAGATATTACTTTAATATTGCATTCTTTTTTTAGTAAAGATTTATAAACCACACTATCTTCGCGAGAACGTGCGAATCTATCGAATTTATGCACAAGAATAACGTCAAATTTTTTGGCTGAGATTTAGCTATTTTTATCATTTCTTGAAAAGCAGGTCTTTTATCAGCTTTTCTTCCAGAAATTCCTTCATCTATAAAAATATAATCTTTAATAAGTTCTATATCATTATTTTTAGCATAATTTTTTATTGCCTTTAATTGGGCAGTAGGGCTAAATTCTGTCTGATTATCTGTTGATACCCTAATGTAACATGCTCCTTTTAACATAAATTCCTCCTAAAATAAAAAAATATGGTTAATTTTTAGTAAATAAATCCATATTTTCTTTTATAAAAATCTATAGCATTTTGCATAAATTCGTATGATACTTCAAAATAATCTGCTAGATTATAAATTTGTTTAATACCGATTTTTAATTGCTAATTTTAAATCCTCGTAGGGAATAAGTATACAATAAGCCCATTTTTTAGCTCTATATTCCTGCTTATTAATATAATTTATATCAGCATTAAGAGAATAAGATGCATCATAGTAATAATGACCTAGCTCATGAGCTAAAGTACACTTTTCTTCTATATATGTTCCAAATTGGTCATAATTAAGAGCAATAGCATTTATTTTATCATAATTTAAATAAATTCCATTGCAATCTTCAATTTGCCAATCATATATTTTAATATTTTCTTTTTCAGCTAAATTATATAATTTATTTAATTCCATAAGTACCTCAAAAAATATTTTTTAATAATATTATCTTTTTTGCATATTATAATATAGTCAGATATTTGACAAGTTAAATGTATTTTGCTATAATATATTTAACTTTCCCACTACTAATAGTAGTCGGGCGTCAGAAGACTTTGGAGAACTCTAGCAGTTCTCCTTTTATTTTGTAAAAAATTTAATAATTTTACTATCTAATAAATTTAAGCTGTTATCAGATAGACGCACTTTTCTTAAAACATCATCATCAAATATACGTTGTTTACTAATTGTAGTTATTTGATTAATAAGAGCAATACTTCCTTTTTTCATTTTTTCAATTTCTTTTTTTACTTTTTTTATATACTCAAAATCATATGTAAATTGTTTAACTTTTTCAGAAGGTAAACTCCATATATCTTTATATTCTTTTGATAAAGCATCAGTTCTTTCTGTATAAATTTTGTTAAGTATATCGTAAATTTCATTTCCTAAATCAACAGAAGATAGAGGGTATTTTTTATCTTTTTTAGAAGTTAGTGGAATAATATTTAAAGTTCCATTTTTAGGATTATCAAATTTATCTAATACAACACAATAATGTAAGCCTCCAAGCTCATTTCCTATATTAAAACCTAAGTTAACTTTTACAATATTTCCACGTTTGAAAGTAATCATTTTTGTTGTATCAAAAGTTTTTTCTTCATCATGATAATTAGAAAAGTCATTAATCCAGTAGGCTAATAAATTGCTAGTTTTATATTCTTCTAATTCAATATGTTTAAGAAAAGATAAATCTAATCTATTTAATGATTTATCTTTATGAATAATAGTACTGCTTTTGATTGATTCGTTTTTTTCTTCCATTATTACTCCTTATTATTTTGAAATATAGTCTTGTTCTTCTATAGAAAGATTTTTAATAACTTCATCTAAAGATGTATTTTGTTCTTTTAATAATTCATTTAAATTATTCAAACTATAGTCAAGATATTCTTTTGCTATATTTAAACTTTTTAATTTTCTTAATATTTTTGGATTAGTCATTGTTATTGTCCTTTTTATTATCTTTTAATATAACTTCAAGCAAAGCTTTAATTTGTTCTTTTTGCTTGTCTGTAGGTGGATTATAATTTTTCATATCAAAACCTACTTTTAATAGTTCTTCATTTATATCATTTTCTTGTTTAGGATTTCTAATATCTGAAATTCCTACAAGATAATCAATAGTTACATCAAAATAATTTGCTAATTTTTTCTGAATTTCTGTAGACATATCACGTTTTTCAGTTTCGTAAAATGAGTATGCTGGTATAGATATTCCTAAAAAATTAGCAATATCACTTTGAAGTAAATTTCGTTCTTCCCTTAATAACTTTAACCTATTCATAAAAAGCTCCTTATTAAATTTAATATATTATATAACAATTTGTTAAAAATGTAAATGTTTTTTTCATTTTGTTTATTACAGACACAACACTTTTAACAAAATGAAAAAATATTTTTAAAAAAAGTATTGACAATTTACAAAATGTTAAATATAATTCAAACATGCTAATTAACAAAATGTAAAAAGAAAGGAGAAATAGATGAAACAAGTTACACTAAAAGAATTACGATTGAAAAATAAATTAACACAGAAAGAAGTAGCTAACGAAGTGCAAAAAACAATTACATACATTTCTTTATTAGAAGCAGGAAAACGAAATCCAAGTGATAGATTAAAAGAGAAACTTGCAAAATTATATAATGTAAGTATTAACGAAATTTTTTTAGCAATTAAATTAACAAAATGTAAAATAAAAACGGAATGAAAGTAGAATGTACAGTCAAAGAATTAAACAATTATACAACACTAAAAATAAAAGTAAAGCTGACAAGCTAACACCAATATTATAAAAGAGAGGTGTTTTATGAAAAAAGAAAGAGAATTTAAAGTAATAGTTAAAAATCCACCAAATGAAGAACAAAAAGAAGAATTGATTAAAAAAATAGAGGAATATTTTAGAAATATTAATTCTTAGGTAATTATATGTCATTGTTTTTCATTTAAATTTAGTGTGGACAAGCAGAAAGGAGAGTACAAGTGAATAAATTTCAAATTACATACATTCTAGTATTCTTATTCAGTTTGATAGGAATAGCAGGAAATTTTGAATTGGAAATTGCAACAGCATTACATTGCTGGTTGATTTTAATAACATCTGGAGTTTTAACTGTAGGAAAAATAATATTTTTGGAAAGGAGAAGATATGGACGAAGAAAAGATTTTAAAGTTATTTAGAGGGGCAATGCAGTCTTTTAAAAAAGAAAACGCCTCAAAGTTAGTTAATATTGTGAATGAATTAGAGAAATTAACTTACAATGAGGCGATGCAATTATTAAGTAATGTAGAATTTGTTGTTAAAAATTCAAAAATTAGTTTAAGTTAGGTAAAGTATTTTTTATGCTATGTTTAGCTTGAATGTAATTTTTCAATAAATCGACTACCATCAAATTATAGCCTTGCGTATTATTTTTATACTTATCTAAATGTAATTCGATGTCATATTTAGCAGCGGTTAAAGCTAAATCATGAATATTAGAATCTGTCATTATAATCACCTTCTTTCCTATAAGATAGGTAGATTATACAACAGTAAAAATCTAAAGTAAAGAAAGGAGAAGATATGAAAGTTCTAAGAATTGCAATTAAATGTAAAGCAAAAGAATTAACAGACAAAATAAAAGAACTCACCACAATTTAGCGACGAGGTAAGCTCTTAAATATGAAAAATAATAATTTATAATTATTATTTTTCATTATACCAAAAGAAAAAATAAAAATCAAGAGGAGAGAAAAATGGATAGAAAAGACTGTTTTGCACG